AACTTATACGTATGATCAAGTGCCACCTTTACTTAATTTACAAGAATGTGTAAAAGAAGTATTGGAAGATGTAGGATTTAAAGAAGATAAAAAAGAAATAACAGAGCATACTGCATAATAGAAAAATATTACGAAGTAAACAATAAAACAATTAATACATAAAAATAAGCTAGTAGATTAATTTCTACTAGCTTTTAAACTCTTTTGAAGCTTCTCTAATTAAATCATTTGCTTTATTTAATCTAGGTTCACTTTTATTAACCCATTCTATATCCATGCATTTCTTTGGCATTTCTCCATATATTTCAATGTATATATCACAAGCTTCATTTATTTTATTTTTAGCATTTCTATATTCAACTGGTAATTTTACTTCTTTTAACTTATAAGAGTATTCAACTATACTTTTTGAATAGACATTCATTTTTTCAATATCAAGTTTATTTGCTGCATCACTAAAACTATTAAATTTTTTAGATAATATATTTCCATAAAGAGATATATTTTTTTGCCAATCTTGAATATCTTCTTCTCCAGTTTCTTCTTTATATTCTTGCGTTATTTGCTTAGATTCTTTATCAAATACCTTTTGTTTATCTTCTGTAAACACCCCTATTATACCTAGTATAACTATAATAGTAACAATACATCCTCTTGTTTTAGATGAAAACTTTTTATATTTATACATTAAATATATTCCAACTGGGAAGAAAAAAATTAACATAAGCACTATAAACCATATTTTCCCATAAACCTTTTTTCCCTTTAAATTTTCTTTAGATTTAATTTCCATAATCTATCCCTCCTATTAATTATATTATCATATTTATAGAGAAATTCTAGTGTGAATTACCAATTATCTTATGTTTTTTCTAAAAATGATATAATTTAAATAACAACTAATTTCGTTCAATACAAAAATATGGAGGTGACGAATGGATAATGAGATCTTAAAACTTGCATCATCACAAGGTGTATGGGCAGCGCTTAGTGTAGCTTTAATATTTTATATTTTAAGAGCGCAAGAGAAAAGAGATGCTAAGCAAGAACAAAGAGAGGAAAACTATCAAGGCATCATAAGAAAATTAACTGATAAATTCAATGTGGTTGAGGAAATAAAAAAAGATGTTGAGGATATTAAAGAAAAAATAAAATAGAGGTGATATTTTGGAAGTAAATATTATGAATTACATAGTACAACAATCTTTTATACTAATACCTGTTTTATACATACTAGGTATAATGCTTAAATCAACAGAAAAAATTAAAGATTGGGTAATACCATGGCTGCTTCTTATATTTGGGGTTATTGGGGCTACTGCATTGATGGGCTTTAATGCAAGTGCTATTATTCAAGGTGTTTTAGTAACAGGTGTAACTGTTTATGCTAATCAACTTGTAAAACAAAGTACAAATAAAAAATAAATTCAAAGGAGTAATGTATGTGTGAACAGCTAGAATTTATAAATAAAATAAAAGATAGTGCTATAGATACACAAATTAAATATAAAATATTTGCTAGTGTATCTATAGCACAAGCAATATTAGAGAGTGGCTGGGGTTCAAGTGTCTTAGCTAAAAAATATAATAACCTTTTTGGAATTAAAGCGTTAAGAGATTGGAGTGGACCTATTGCTAATATAGATACTAGAGAATACACACGCAGTGGAATAATTACTGTTAAACAACCTTTTAGGATTTATAATAGTTGGTCAGAAAGTATACTTGATCATGCTTTGTTTTTGAAAAAGAAATGGTATGTAGAAGCAAGTGTTTTTACGGCTAAAGACTATAAGGAGCAAATACAAGCAATTTTTAATGGAGGATATACAAGTGATCCTAATTATATAGATAAGATTTTAAAATTAATAAACTATTATAATTTAAATCAATATGATATGAAGGGAAGTAATTTTATGAATATTATAGATACAAATTTAAATTTTAGAAATGGATTACCTAACAATAATAGTCCGAGAAATATTGTACTACATCATACTGAATGTACTGGCTGGAACATAGAAAGGCTACATCAATTACATTTAGGAAATGGCTGGGTAGGTATAGGCTATCATTTTTATATTAGGAAAGACGGTTCTATTTATAGAGGTAGACCAGAGTGGACACTAGGTTCACACTGCAAGGGATTTAATAAAAATTCTATTGGTATTGCATTCGAGGGTGATTATCATAATACGGATAAAAGCATGCCTGATACACAATTTAATGCTGGATTACAATTAATATCTTATCTCAAAAATAAATATGGAAACATGGGTATATATGGACATAGAGAGGTTGGAAGTTCTAATTGCCCAGGGAAGTATTTCCCATTAAATAATTTCAAAAATGGTAAAGCTACAACAACTAGCAATAACTCTAGTGGTTCTTTAGATAGCCGCATAGGTTCTTGCACAGGAAACGGAGTAAGAATAAGAAGTGCTATGGACACTACAACTAATAATAATATTTTAGGAATTTTAAATAAAAATGATACTGTTAAGATTTTTAAAAAGGTTGGAAATTGGTATGAAATTTATTATGGATCACACGGAGGATATGTAAGCGCAGATTATATAAAACTTATTTAAAATAATAATTTTTAAGGATACTATATTTTAGGTATCCTTGTTTTTTTTATAGAAAATAACTTCTCACATAGTTAATATAAAAGTTCATTGTAAATATAATAATAAACATAATTTACATACCACATAGTTAATTATATATAAATATTAAATATTTTTATTTAATTTGTCAATGAAATTAGTAACAATTTGAACCCTTTTTGTATACATTAGTATTAAATAAGATGTAAGGAGGTATTAAAATATATGCCTAAAATACCTGTTAGCTTTAAACAAACTACTAGAGATATGAATTTATATTTAGAAGTACAGGGGCAGGAAGAAAAAAGTAACTTTATTAAAAATGCAATAGAATACTATATAAAGTATTTAAAAAAGCAAAAAGAAAATAAGGAGTAAATTTTATATAAAAATTGCTCCAACATTAATCAAAAATATATAAAAACAAAGCCTTCCATTAATGGTTAGGCTTTGCCTAGGAAAGCTATGAGTTACTCCTTGCTACGCTTCCTCGTATACTCCTAGCGTATGTTATAACTTTCTAAAAGTTTACTCTTTTGCGACTTACTTTGTAATTATTAACATATTGTTTACATTCCTAAAAATTTACAAACTGTTTCTGCTCCAACTTGAATACCACCCATGAATAATGTAATTGCAAAAAATACATCCATTTTATATCCCTCGTTTCCGAATCAATTTATTTTTATTATTTACAATAAGGAGGTTTTTATGCAGATAATTTGTGTTTACCATTCTAGTTTTTTACAGAATTTAAAAGATAGAAAGGAACAAAAGAAATTAAATAATTTGGAGCTAATAGCAAAAGAAATTAATAATAATTCAAAATTAAAAAAGCTAAGTATTTTCGTATTAGCAAATATGTTATATTGCAAGAATGCATTAGCAAAATCAACTGCTAGCGTTGCAAAAATAGATCAAGCTGGAAATACTATTTTGGGAATTTGTAGAACTATTGGTTACTGGACTTGTATTATTATGTGTATTACTAGCATTATAAAAGAATTGCTTCAAGGAGATACAAAAAGTATTGCTAAAATAATTACAAAATACGCTTTGGCTTTTAGTAGTCTTTACCTATTGCCTTGGATTCTCGATATTATAAAGGATATATTTGCTTAAGGGAGGAGTTTATGTGTTAGAAACTTTAAATCAAATAAAAAATAGTTTAGATACACTTGTAAATGGATTTTATTATATGTTTCATCCAATTAAAGGTTGTAAGGTCTTATTTTTAAAAGGTGCAGGAGCTTCTTACAACATAGCTTTGGTAATATGTTTTGGTTCAATCTTTTTATATATGTGTGGTAGCAAAAAAGGAAGAAAGTTAATACCTATTAGTATTACTGGATACGCATTAATACAAGCAATAGCAAGTTTTATGGAGGTGTAATATGTTTAAGAAAAAAGTTAGTATTAAAATATCTAACTACTTTGAAATAATTAAACCAAAGTATATTTATTTAAAACTTATTCCACATTCATCTATAAGAAATTATGATAGTTCCAATATAGCAAAATCAATTCAAAGTATGTATAAAACCATTAATCAGAGAATTAAAAAGGTTGAAAAAAAATATTTTATAGAAACACAAGTAAAGTGCAGTTATTTTATAGATATAACAAAAGATAATACTAGTTTTTATTTTATAGTTCCAGAACAATATGCAACTCTTATAAAAGATAAAATTCTTCAAACTTGGTCACAAATAACTATAGAAGAAGTAAAGGAAGTTAAATCCTTTTCTCAAGATGTTCTTAAATATCAATTAAATTATAAAAAAGAAGATGCTTTATCTTTAAATATCAATAAAAAATCTAATACACCTCTTAATCAAATTTTAAATGTATTGGATATATTAAAAGATGATGATCGTATAGGAATATTTTATAATTTCATGCCTTGTTGTCAATTGTCATGGAAAAAGAATTATAATGAAACTCTAAATAAATTCAAAAGAAATTTACCTCTAGAACGGGAAAAAAGAAGTAGTGCATTTATAATAAAAACTATATTCACTTATGCATTAGAATTTATGCAGATGCTTACAGAAAGCATTCTGGATTTTATAGGAGGTGAAATAAAAAAAGATAATAAGGAAACTTTGCTTGAACTTGCAACATGTTTGTTAAATTCTAATAAAAAACTTTCTACACATACACTAAATAAAAAAGAAGCTACTATCTTAAATACTCAAATTTTAGTTTTATCAGATAGTACAGAAATTATTAGGAAACGTAATAATATCATTTCAATTATGGAATCTTATAACTCTATTTCAGAAGATAATGAACTTTCATATAGAAAAATTTCTAAAAAACATATATTTAATGCAACTGATTTTAAAATTGCAAGAGTTGAAGAAAACAGAATAAGCACAGAGGAATGTCATAATTTTATCCAGTTACCAGCTAGAGATTTACTAGAAAAATATAGTTGTATTCAACATAGAAATATACTGGAAAATCAACTTTCACAAGAATTGCAAAATGGATATATAAAACTAGGAGAAAATGATTATAAAGGCAATAAGAAACTAGCGTATATGAGCAGTGATAAAAACTTAGCAAATTTAGGATTAGTAGTTATGGGTCCACAGGGTTCTGGAAAGTCCGAATACTTCAAAAATTATGCAAGTGATGTAATTAAAGCTGGAGAAAACCTTATAGTTTTAGATTTTATTAAAAACTGTGAGTTGTCTAGTGATATTGAAACAGTAGTACCTAAAGAAAAGCTACTAATTATAGATATGTCAAAAGAACAGGACCTACAAGGGTTTGGTTACAACGAAATTAAATTTAAGGAGAATATGACAGAGTTTGAAATTTTAGAAACTGCTAATTTAATAGCACAACAAGATATGGCTTTAATAGATGCAATAAACAGTGATGGTGCTCCTTTAACTTCTAGAATGAGAAGGTATTTAAGTGCAGCAGCTAATATAGTGCATTTAAAAGAAAATAAAAGTCTTAGAGATGTTATAAATGCATTACAATATCCTGCTACTAGAGATAAATTATATGAAGAAACTCCAGAAAATTTAAAAAAGTTTTTGGAAGATGAAATAAAAGCACTAGATGAATTAAATGAAGTAAAAGAAATTAAGGACCCTACAACAAAAGAAGTAAAAACACTAAGATTTAGTAATAAAGATAGTAAAATAGAACACATATTAGATAGAATAAATTTATTAAAAGAAGATTTCAAATTAAAATTTATGTTTAATAAATCCTTAGAAAATAATATAGATTTTGTAGAACAACTAGAACAAGGGAAAGTAATCTTAATTAAAATTCCAGAACATAAATATCCACTTAAATATGTTAAAAATGTAATAGTAACTTATTTCACAACAAAAATTTGGTTAGCTTCTCAAATTAGAGGTAAAATACATGATAAGCCATTGAGAACTCATGTATTATTAGATGAAATATTTCAAGCACCTACAAGCGAAAATATGCTTAAAGATATATTACCTCAATGTCGTAAATTCCAACTTAAATTTATTATATCAGCACATTATTTAAGTCAAATAGAAACTATTAGAGAATCTTTAAAAGCTTCTGGAGCATCTTATATGTTATTGCAAGGTACAGATAAGAAAAATTATAAAGAATTAGAAGAAGAATTACAACCGTTTCAATTAGAAGATTTGCTTAATTTGAAAAGGTATAGTAGTTTAAATCTTATAAAAACAACAAATGGATATGCTAGATTTATAACTAAATTACCAGCACCAATAAGATGATATTTTGAATGCTCTGGAATATACTCCAGAGCATTTTTTTACATATAAATAAACTAGTTAAAATTATCAAATACCTATACTTTTTCAAAACAAAACCCCAAGTTAATCTTGGGGCATACTACTAAATATATCATTTACACTATTTTCTATTTTGTTGTTTTTTATTTCTTCTTTTAAAGGTTCTTCTACTATTACATCTTCTTTTTTTACTTGTGTATCTATATTATTATTTTGTAATGTATTTTTGAAAATCTCTAACATGTTATTAATATTAATATGATCCATAGATAAAATTATTCTTTCAAGAGCAGCACTTCTGGAACTTAGCCTTTTTTCTTTTTGATATTGCTCTATCTTTTCTATAATATCTTCTTCTAAATTAAAACTTATACTTTTTTTCATAATATCACCTATTTAAAAACTCTAGTACCTACTAAGTACAACCCTTTAGCAGTTGCCATTTGAGGTTCATCTATTATTCTAAATCCTTCATCAAATTTCATGTGTTTAGCAGTTCCACCTGCTATTAATATCTCCATTTCGTCTAAGTTAATCCAGTTATCTTCAATATCTTGGCTAACTCTTTCAGATAGTACTTTATAAGCTTTTCTTTTCAAATTTTCATAATCATCAGAACTATCTATTTCTTGTAATTCTTTCATTATATTATTACTTTCGAGGTGGTCTTGTATCATCTTTAAAGCAGTTCTATTTCCCAGTTCTATTGTCTTAGAATATTTATCGTTAAACCTCAATCCTTTGTCAAAATAACTTAGTTCTGTTGTTCTAAATCCTATATTTGCAATTCCAATAGGTTTAGCATTTTCCATGTTATTTCTAACTTCCCACATAGCTGCTGCATCAGCTTCTCTAAATATACTTACATTACATATTGTTATATTTTTATATGCTCCAGTTATATTATCTTTTATTTTAATATTTTTATTAGAATATTTTGATACAACTTCTTCTAATGTACTTTTTTTAAAAAGCTTATAAGGAACACCAAACATTATACTTACTTTTTCTTTAACTGCTAATGAATTTAATGCAGCGTAAACAAGTTTTTCAACTGTATCAGATACTTTGCTGTCTTTACTATTTCTAATAGGTGTATACCCTTCCTTTTCAGCTAATAATCCTGCAAAATATTTTTCTCCAACTGCTTCTACATATATTGGATTTTCAAATTCATCAAAATTAAGTGATCTTCCTTCACTTATTATAGATTTAAAAAGTACTTCTTTCTTCATTTCGTTTATTTCAGAATACCCCTTGACATATCCTCTTCCTATGTCCAATCCTATAATTTGTATTTCTTTTTCAATTCCCATATTACTTCCCCCAATTTAATATATTTCTATTAGAAAACTATTTTTATTCTAATAATACTTATAGTATATATTTTTTATGCTACTTATTCAACATATTTCTAATATATTTTCATTGTTTTTCTATTAAAATAAAGTTTGTATCATATTTATAACTAATTCCAAGTATAAATATGATAGCTTTCTGATAGATTTATAATAATTATAATATTAAGTTTTTATAAAATGTGTGCTTGATATTTTCCTAATAGATTTATAATAGAATATTAATAACATCTATATCTACTATGTTATAATAAATCCCATAAAAAGTAAAATAAAAATAAAAGCACCAGTTTTTTAACTAGCGCTTTACAAACTATTATATTATGTTGTAAAATTACAATATAAATACAAAAATAATCGAAAATAAAAAATAAATATCAAAAAAGAACAAACCCGTATCAATCCATTAGTTTGACCGCTAAAATTGATACGGATGCACAATAAAGGTTTAACCTTTTTCTATATACTTATTATATACATAATTATATTATATGTATATATAATAGTCAATAGATTTTAGGTAAAAACCTCTTATTTGTGTAAGCTTTTTTAGATACATAATAGGAGGACTTTTTATGTCAATAAACAATTTAAATCAAAGCATCTTTAGAAAAGCAAAAAAGGAAGATAAATTCGCTCAAATCTCAAATAATCTAATAAATAATAAAAATTTATCATATAAAGCACTTGGAATAGCTACATATATTCTTTCAAAACCGAATGATTGGCAAGTGTATATATCAGACTTAATCCGTTTTGGAGATAAAGAAAAATCAGTTAGAAGTGGAATAAATGAATTAATAGAAAACAAATATATGCAAAGGTATAGAGTGTACGATATGGAAACAGGCAAGGTTCATCATTGGGAAACTCTAGTATCAGAAGAACCTTTTGAGGATCATCTTATTATTGCTTCTGTAAAAGAAAAGTATCTAAAAGATGAAACTGGAAACATAGTAACTAAAAAAATAACTGTAGGTAAATTTACAAGACAAATTCCTATTGTGCTTGAAAGAGAAGAAATACTACTTTGCCAAAAGGGAAAACTAGAAGAAAGCAAGGAAACATCTGCGTTTGAACTACTTTCCCAAAAGGTACAAGTAGAAAAACTATATATAGAAAAGGAAGGACAACAAATACTTATTAATACTAATACTAAAAATATAACAAATACTGATAATAAATCTTCTTCTTCTACAGATGAAGAAGAAAAGATTAAATACATTTTATGTATTGCTCAAAAATGTAATTATAAAGTTAAACGTACTACTATAGAAAAATTACTATTAGTATATGATTATATGAATATAGCAAAAGCAATAATAACTGCTTCTACAGTTTCTACGGATATAAAAAATTATGATACCTATTTACTTGCGACATTAAATAATATCGATAAGCAAAATACAACCAATATAATTGTTGAAGATAAAAAAGAAAATAATGTTGATTCATTTAATAACTACGAGCAGCGTTCTTATGATTATAATGATTTAGAAAAAAAATTATTAGGATGGTATGATAATAAAAAATAATTTAATAAAAAAAGAAATAGGATAAAGTTATTTTTCAACTTGTCCTATTTCTGTATGTTTAATTTTATATATTATTTCTTTTTATTTGCATTTTCAAGTAAAATTTGGAACTGCTCAAATGTTTTTATTTTATCACACATTTGGTCATAAGTTAATCCGTTAGGAAATACATGATTTTTTAAGAAATTTTCATAATTGTCATTTCCATCTTTTAAACGATCAAGCACTTCTTTTTCATTTATCTCCATTTCTTTTTCACCTAGTAAATAAGTTATGCTTAGACCTAGTATGTGTGCTAATTGCTTAATTCTTATCATGCTAGGCATATTATCACCTCGTTCTATAGAACCTATAAATGAAGATGATACTTCACAAAGTTGTGCTAAATCTCTTATTGTCAAACCCTTTGATTTTCTCTGTTCCCTTATTTTCTGTCCTAATGTTTTCATTTCACTTTTTTTACTTTCCTTCTTTAAAATTGCCATTGTAACCCTCTCTTTTCTTTATATCAAATTATTTTATAAATCAGTATACTTTATTATAAAGTATGCCGCAAGAACATTATATCATACCTATAAACACCAATTCAATAAAAAAAGAAAGTAATTTCGCTATATTAAAAGAAAATACAAGCTATTTAGTTCAAATAACTCTTTTTAATGTATTAATACCTTCAAAATGCTTAAATAGCATTTAACAAAGACAATATAGTTTGTTATACTTGTAGTACAAGCTATTCGAAAGCAGTTAAACATTTCTGTAACAACTAAGAAAGAATGCTTAAAAAATAGCAAATTTTTTACTTACAAAAACAAGTAATTTCGCACAAAAAGAAACTAAAATAGTTATAGGAGGTATTATGAGAAACACACTTGGTGATTTAAATAATCATTTATTTGCTCAATTAGAAAGATTGAGTGATGAAGATTTAACAGGAGAAGAATTAAAACAAGAGATAAACAGAGCAAAAGCAGTTACAGATGTAGCTAATAAGATAATAAGTAATGGAGTATTAATTTTAAACGCTAAAAAAGTACAAGCTGAAACATTAGGAAGAGAAACTACAGAATTACCTAAAATGCTGGAGGGATAAAAGTGGCTCATGTATTTACAGCAGAACAGTCGGATTTTATAAAAAACAATGTTAAAGGTATAAGCACCAAGGAACTTACTGCTAAATTTAACAAACATTTTTTATTGAATTTAACAATTAACCAGATAGAAGCTTTTAAAAAAAGACATAAACTTAAAAGTGGATTAACTGGGCAATTCCCAAAAGGTTATAAACCATGGAATAAAGGAATTAAGGGTGTATACAACAAAGGCTGCGAAAAAACATGGTTTAAAAATGGACATAAACCCCATAACCACAAAGAAGTAGGAAGTGAAAGAATAACAGCAGATGGATATACAGAAATTAAAATAAAAGAACCAAATAAATGGAGATTAAAACACCATCTAATTTGGGAAAAACATAATGGTCCAATTCCCAAAGGACATATGATCATATTTGGAGATGGTAACAGAGCTAATTTTAATATTAATAATTTAATATTAGTGTCAAAACACCAGTTATTAATATTGAATAAAAAGAAGTTAATAAAAAACGATGCTAATTTAACAAGAACAGGAATTCTTATAGCAGATATATATAAGAAGATATCAGAAGTAAATAAACATGTACAAAAATAGTAGATTGTGAAGGGGTGAGAGTTTGGAAAAGCCTATATTAGATGTATGTTGTGGAAGCAGAATGTTTTGGTTTGATAAAGAAAATAAAGATGCAATTTTTATGGATAATAGAGAATTGG